TTTTATATTGAAAACCTTTATCACCTAAAAGAGATAAATCTTCATCTTTAACATATGCTCCTTCTTCAGCAAATTTACCTAAACCGAACCCTTTATTTACATGATAATCATTTATGACATAATCATCTATTTCGATTTTATTCATATCTTTTCTGTAATCATCAAAGTCTTTAGGATCGTGTTTATTATATTCTTTTAATGAATAATCCAAATCATCTCGTTTTAAAGCGATAAGACCTAACCATATACCAAAATAGGGTCTTTCTTTCATACCTCTTCGCATAAACATATGTAGACTAAAATCATAAATACTTTCTAATTTTGGCCACATATAATCCTTTAATATTTCAAACCATAGATATACTCCTTCTCTTCTTCTATAACGAAGACCCATATTTTCCTTAATCTTCATCATTTCATTGAATATTTTGAAGATAGATTCATCGGCACACTCTAATTTATGTATTAAATCTTCACCTAACTTTAATAATTCTTCAGTATCTCCTTCTCTTTTATATTTTAATACTTTATCTAATACGATATCTTTTTTATCATATGATTTATGTCTATACCAATTATTTACATAACTAACGATTCTATTTCTTTTACCTTTCATTACTAAGTCGCAGAAATCTAAAAGGAGATGCCTCTGACTTCTATCTTTATCGTATTCATTTAAAATTCTACTACATTCGGAAACGATATATATTTCTTTACAAGATAAATCTTCCATAAGTAGAATATTTAAACGATTAATGAGGTTTGTGATAAGACCGCTACCTTTTTGGTGTTCTTGAAATATACTCATTTCTATGATACACCATTTAAATTTATCCGCTTCACCTCTTCTAAAATATTTACAAATACCCGATTTGAGTATGTTTGCTGAGTATCCATGCTCGCTAGTATTATTAAAGCATGTATGAACAATCATCTTAAATAGTATATTTATGATAAATAAAGAAGTATTTAAAATCAAATTTAATTAGTTTCCAAATTACATTGGTGTTTTTAAAAAAAGAATAAAATTCCCTCGAGTAAAATATTTTTTTTAACCCCTTTATATCTTCGCCCCACGGTGAAATATAGTCTTAACTAGGAATCTCAAAATTATTAATTTATTTTTATTCATAATTAAAATATTTAATTTAGATATCCCTACATTTATCATAAATTTATAAAGTATTATCACTACCTATAATTATCACGGGAATTATTATAATTGACATTTACAGAGGAGTTGCTTATATTCATCAGACCGATTATCGCAACTATAACTTTGCCCTTCTCCAGTACCATATCCACCTTCGGGGGATATATAACATTTATCGAATCCTAAAAGTTCGCTCGGGCGGCCAGTGGTTATATATGGACTATAGGGAGCGAACGGCGAGGAGGAAGGTTGCTGTCCTATATCATCAACTCCTGAGCCTCCGCACTCCATGTCCGTCTCTTCCCTGACTATTCTCCTCATATCACTTTTAGAATTTATAAATGGTGTCACGCAAGTCCTCTCCGCGCCACAGACATCGTCACAAGACTCTCCTACACTTTGAGTAAATTGATATTGATATTCTATTTCCGGTGTTTCTTCGGATGTTTCTTCAGATTGCCCTTGTGTTTTTTGATAACAATAATCACTATCAGAACCTTCAATCGTGTTTATGGTTGAATGTATAAAAAATAAAGTGTTACCCTCATTGTCGACTTGATTATTCATAAATGTAAATCCACTACAACTATCACCTAGATCATTACACTGACTAATAGCATCGTTTATATTTCCAAATTCCGGTATATCTGTTTCTGGTTCAGCTGGCGTACATAAGGAATTTTCATTTATCGTATAACCCTCTGTAGGTTGACCTAAAACAGCGATTTCACCTGTATCAGTAATTATTTCACAATGGAAGGGACTATCCAAATTATTATTACACCTTATCTGACCTTCAATATTTATATTATCGGAGTTATCTTTATATCTTCTATAATAATAAAGTGAATTTTGATAACTATCTATATCATCATCTTGTATACCAATTTCTGTTGCATTTTGTCTCATTTGTGTTTTAAAATCATTTATATTCTTAGGGGCAGAACTTATATCGGAATAATTTATATTAAAATTAAGACATTCATGATCATCGTCGCAAATAGGAAATAAACCATTAACATTATATTTTCCACCGGCATCATTACATGGAGATGTTATAACTATTCCACTAAAATTAATTTGCGTTGGATTATCCCCATTAATATCTACAAATTCAGTCTCCCTTCCATTACCAAAAACATTCCAGTTCTGTCCAGTTGATATATCTGTTTCTGTAATATCATAAATGTCTGTATTTGGGTACATTAGAGTTGTATTATTATTAGATAGTGGTGTATCTCTATGAAGTATTTGTATTAATTCTTTATTTATATCACCATCAGGCTGGGTATTCATCATAACATCTACACTATTTATATATTCACCGAGATTTGTTAATCTGGAAATACATCCAGGTTTACACCCTAAAATATTATAATTAACCATATCAGGTTGACAAATGATTTTAATATTATTTGTAGAACCCCTTGTTACCACCTGTCCCTCACTACCAGCAAAATTACCTTCATCGGATCCATACCATATCCCCCCTACACCAATACAAGAAGATTCATCTGAAGAACTATTAATAGTTCCATCTATTGGATTAAAACAAGTATTTGTTGCGCGTATATATCCTTCTTGGCAAGTTATTTCTCCCAATGATCCTTCGATTATATCCACAACGGGGGAAAGTTCACCGGCTTCATTAATGGGAGATATATATTGATACATTGGATTTATGTTTTCTAGATTATAACCTGTTTTAGAACCAGGGTTAGAACATTTATGATTACAACCCCTTAAAATATAGTTTTGACCACTATGCTGACAAGGTAAAGCTGAAGGAGCAACATTAGGATCTATTTGATATCCAATATCACTACATCCACTTACTTGAATATCAAATGATTCACTATGTGTATTAGAACCAGAAATATTGTAATAAGGGATATCATCGGTTGGGATAGAACAATTAAATCCCCTTGATCCACTCGTATTGATTGTGCAAGTATTTTCACCAGTGTTACAAGCAGTTTCAAATTCCCCAACATTGATCGTAGCGAACCCTTCTTTCATATCCAATGATAAAAGGATACATAATAATAAAAATCCTAAAACTATATATAAACCTGTATTTTTATCCATATAATATATTAGTTATAAAAAAAACATTTCTATAATAAACAATTTTCTTCAGTAGGACAACAAAATTTAAACCGAATACCTGGACTAGAAGTATTATCATCATTTGTTATCATATCTGAACTATTATCTAAAACAAAAATTAAATTTTTTTTATCTTCATAGGTTATGGATTCATCATCACTACTCTGAAAAGCATTTGGATCTATGCTTTCTAAACTTTCAATAATATAATCTTTAATCTCATCACAAGAAGATTCAAGTTCTAAATCCTCCTCCTGTGAATAACCAATAATATAATTCATTCTAGATTGTCTATAAGAACATGTATCTTCAGGACATTTAGAATGAGGAGTATTCATGGATGTTTCAAATAAAGTATTTATTATGTTATCTAATTTATTTATTTTATCATTAAAACATTGTTCAGTAGAACAATTGATAGAAGTATCACTTAAAAGAGTTTCTAAATCCTCGCCCTCTGTAACCTCAATGATAATATCCTGTAAAGAAGAATTAATACTACTTGAATCACCATAAAATAAATTCTTTATTTTATTTTCTATTTCATACAATTTATTAAAAATGTGCCTAGAATCTAATATTTTTTCTTTTTCTTTAAATTCAATATTTTGATATGTAGAACAATTATCACAAGATACCTTACAAGCTTCTTCAGCAGTTCTACCATCATAACCTATATCTTTACAATCATATCCAAAAATAGAATAATCTCTACATGTTTTATCTCCTCTTTTCCAATTTAAATCATCATTACATGGCGATTCATATAAATAATTTTGTTTATTAAAATCAATCACGGGGATAATATTAGAATCTGTATAATCTTCAAATGGTTCTATAATTTTATAAAGTGAAATAATTAATATTAATAATCCTATAAATATAATTGTGTGAGTTATCTTATTCATATTAATAAATAATAATATAAAAAAACGCGTTTAAATCACTTAAAGAAATTAATTAAGAGACTAATTAATATGATAAACGATAAAATATTATTGGAATCTTTAACTGAATTTTATAAGGTGCCTTATAATAGAGATAAATTATTAAATGTTTTAAATGACAATGATAGTATTTCATTACGTTCAATTGATTGGTTTATAACGAATTATTCAAAGAAAAATAATACATATTATATAATATATACAGATTCAGATAATAATCCTACATTTAATGATTCATGTGTATATAAAAATAATATGAATGTATTTCATTCTTATAAATCACAATTAAAAGCTTATTCTAAAAAAAGATTTGATCCATTTTGTAGGCGTGATCGTATATTATTTAAGTTAGATGAAAATAATTCAGTAGAAACTACTATTGGTCAATTGAATTTTTTTAAATGGGCGATTACAAATTTAATAATAGATTATATTCAAGAAAATAAAAATGATATAGAATTCGATATGAATCTTTCATTAAAAATAATGAAAGAAAATTCAAATAAAAAAACGGGTGAGAGAAAAAAAAGACAAGAATTATCATTATCGGCTACAAGAGGTTTAAAGAAGAATTATGTATCAATAGAGCTTTGTTTTGATTAAAGATATTTAAAAAATACTATCTTAAGATACTTTATAATAAAGATGATTCAGATGTATGTTAATACTCCTAATAACAATGTGGTTATACTAAATGGTATTCGTGATTCATTTCGCTGTAGGCAACGAAATAAAGATAAAAATGACACATTTAAGTTTATTAGTTATAAGAAGATGTTAAAAGAAAGAAGAAAGAAAAATAACCGAGTATATGGACCTATGCCATTTTATACAATTTCAAAATTATAAATCTATTTAAAATTTAAATTTATATATTCTTATAATATATAATATGCAAATTTTTGTAAAGACTTTAACTGGTAAAACAATTACACTTGAAGTTGAGAGTTCAGATAGTATTGAGAATATAAAATCTAAAATTCAAGATAAAGAGGGTATTCCACCTGATCAGCAACGATTAATCTTTGCTGGTAAACAATTAGAAGATGGTAGAACTCTTTCTGATTATAATATTCAGAAAGAATCTACATTGCATCTTGTGTTACGTTTAAGATAACTAAACGTAAATGATAAAAAAATAATTTAATTTTTAAGATAATATTTTTTAATAATTATTAAATTTAATCTATTTAATTCTATTTAATTCTATTTATTCTATTTATTCTATTTATTCTATTCTAACTAATTGTATTTATCTAAGCAGCCACGACTTCATCTTCATCTTCATCTTCATCACTTTCAACCATTTGAACTTGTGAAATACGTTCAGCATCTTTTTCATCTTCATCTCCATCATCCATGAATGCATATTCATCGAACCCCTTTGGAACCTTTACCTTAATTTGTACTGCTGACCAAGAACATCCAAACTTACCAGGTGAATGCCATACAAAGTCGCATTTAAATAGACCCTTTACTGATGTATTCTTCTTAAGAATCTTATTTACTTCCATATAATTTTCTTCATCTTTTTCATTAAAGTTAATTTCTTGTCGATTTTCATCGAAACAACGACACATGATTTTATCATCCTTCTTCTTTACCTTGAAACTGAATGTGGGTGGATAACGTCCACTTGGTTCACCTGTATCTTGATCAATGTGTTCCCTAACTGTTTGAGTAAACATACTATCAATTACATCATCCGAAATATTCTTCTTCTTGAACCATTCCTGTGAATTTGTCTTACCAAGTTCTTTAAGATGAGAATCAAATTCTGTCATCTTTGTAAAGAACTCCTTACATTTTTCATTTGATAGATTTAGAGAACTTTTAATATTAAACTTGGCATTGGGGCCGTCTTCAAAGACTTGAGGGTCGAACGTGAGAGA